AACTTGCCGCTCTCCCAGTTGCTGATGGTGACGCGATTGGCGCCCACTCGCGCGGCGAACTCGAGCTGAGAAAGCCGGGCAACGTCCTTCCGGACGTGCGCGATCCACTCAGCCGAAGCCGGCGCCAAAGAGGGATGGGTCTTGCTCGCCGCTGCAGGAGGGGTCGGCTTCGCGCTCTTCGCCATGTCCGACGTGTAGTGCCTCTCAAACATTAGCGAAACCGCGCTTGCGCTACATTGCGGTTGCGCTTCGTGAAGCGTATGCGCTACATTCGCGACATGAAGCTCAAGGCCATCTTGCGAGAGTTGAAGCTCTCCGACGCCGCTTTTGCCTCTGAATGCGGCAAGCACCGGACGCAGATCTGGGCCTACCGCACCGGACGCTACATCCCCGACAGCGCGACCGCTGCGAAGATCCTCTCCGCCCTTGAGGCGCGTGGCGTCGAGATGACGCTGGCCGACCTGATTGCCCGGCCCCGCAAGCGCCGCACGTCCCGCAAAGCCGCCTGATTTCTGTCGCGCATGTGCCGCATTGGCCATGCGCTTTTTCTTGCCTGAAGCGACCCCGAAACATCACGAAACCAAACGAGCGGGAGTGTTCCAGTGCCGAATCACTCAGCAATTCAGCGCGAGCTTCCGTGGGACGAAGATCAGTCCGACCGTGAGCTCTTCGCGTCCGTTCGCGACGCGGTCGATGAGGTTGGCTTCAAGGAGGTGCTGTTCACGTTGCAGAACGTGGACCGCACCACGCTGGCGAATCGCATCGCCTGCCGCGATGGTCGCGAGCCGCACGCGCGCGAGCTGAAGGCGCTCATCAAGGCGCAGACCTCGGGCGAACTGCTGCGTCACCTCTGCGCTTCCGCCGGTTACGCGATGCCCGAACGCCTCGTCGAGCAGAAGCCGGAAGAGAAGCTGCGAATCCTGATCGACGCGGTCCGCAAGGAGCACGGCGCCGCAGGTGAGCGCACCATCGCTAAGGCGTTCGGCGGCGGTGGCAAATGAGTGCGCTTATCCGCCGTGGCTGGTGCCTGCTGGCACACCACCGGAGCCACATCTACGGCGCGCACGCAATCCTCTGCCGCCGCTGCGATTTCTCGATGGTGCTGCGGTGAGCGCCGCCGGCCAGAAGCACGACCAAGGCAAGACGCCCTGGGATCTGGTGCCGTGGGCGCAGGTGGCGGACGTCGCCCGCGTCCTGCAGTACGGAGCCAAGAAGTACGCGCCGGGCGGCTGGAAGAAGGTGCCGAACGCGCGCGACCGCTACTTCGCGGCGGCGATGCGCCACATCCTCGCTTGGTACCAGGGCGAGCGCATTGACGCGGAGAGCAAGCTCCCGCACCTCGCGCACGCTGCCACGAATCTGCTCTTCCTGGCATGGTTCGACGCCGGCCTCACGCTCGCGGAAGCGCACGCGGCGGTGCGGCGATGAGCGATCTCTTCAGCACGCCGGCGATCGCCACGCAGCCAATCGACGGCGAAAAGGGCCGACGCGAACGAGGGGCTTTCTACACGCCCGATGCGCTCGCACGCGCGATCACGCGCTCACTCGGCAAGAACATCGCCCAGCCGCGTACGATTCTCGAGCCGGGCTGTGGTGGCGGTGCATTCTTGCGCGCCGCGCACGAGGAATGGTCGAGCGCATCTCTCCTCGGCGTGGACACGGTGCCGGCATGTGTCGGCCCAGGTCGCGTGGAGCACCGCGACCTGTTCACGGTGCACGACAAGTTCGATCTGATTGTTGGCAATCCCGACTTCGGCGTTGCTGAGCAGGTCGTCCGACACTGCATGGCGCTCCTCGAGCCGCGCGGTTGCCTCGCGCTCCTGCTGCGTATCTCGTTCCTCTGCTCGCTCTCTCGCGTCCCCCTGTATCGCGAGTTTCCGCTGCGCTTCTTTCAGCCTATCGCCGGCCGCCCAAGCTTCACCGGCGGTGGCAGCGACACGAGCGAATACGGCCTCTTCGTGTGGAAGCCTGCCGGCTGGCTCTACGCCAGCGAAATCTTGCCGCCGCTGGAGTGGAAATGAGCGCGCCGGTCCTCGCCGAGCAGCTCGACACGACGCCCTACGCGCGCTGCCGCCGGCAGAGCGATGGGCTCTACGCGCCGAAGCTCTACACAGGATCGCAGCGCCCGCCGATGCCCTCGCGCCCCGATGAGCTGGGCGCGGTCTGCGTTGTCGATCACGTCTTCGGCGGGCGCTCCGCCATCCACGCGATCTCGGGCGATCGCGAGTGGGTCCGCGTCGAGACACTGCCGTGAATAGCGCAATGACCCGCTGCCCATGCGGCGTGGCCTTCGAGCCGCCCCTGTCGCGTCCCGATTGGCCACGCTGCATGGCCTGCACGCTCAATCCTCCCCAGGCGATTCAGAACGAACAGCGAAAGGCTGCGCTCGCTGCGCGGCGAAAGAAGGTGCGCCGTGGGTAGCCCGACGTCTCGCAGCCTCGAGCATGCGCGCAAGCAAGGCTGGCTGCCGTGGGTGGTCGAGTTCAGCAATCCGTTCTCGCATAGGAAGACCGACCTGTTCGGGCTGTTCGACATCGTGATCGTGACGGGCGGCGAAACGATCGCGGTCCAGGCGTGCGCAGGAGCGAGCCACGCCGCCCGCCGCGCAAAGATGCTCGGCCAGCCGCAGAAGGGTGAGACGGAGGCGCAAGGCGAACTCCGTCGGGCACGTCTCGGTCTCGTGATCGCGTCCGGGTGGCGCACGGAGATCTGGAGCTGGAGCAAGCGCGGCGCACGCGGAGCACGGAAGCTCTGGACGCTGCGCGTGGAGGCGGTCACCGCTGAGGACGTGCGTCTTGCTGCAGCTCGGAGAGCTGCGTGAACGCGCTCGCGCAAGACCAGGTCGTGGCGGAGCTCCCGCCGCCACCGCCGCCGCTCTCGCCCATCACCGTGCGCTACCTCGGCGCACTCGCGGATGCAGAGCAGGATGAGCGGGACCCGCAGCTCTGGCGCGCCAGCTGCCCGGCCTGCGTCCTCGGCCTCGGGCAGCTCCTCGTGCGCGAAGTGGGCGGCCGGCCCATCTCGCACTGCAACCGAGGCTGCGACGAGGACGCCATCGAGTTCGCGCTGCGCCAGCCAGCGCGAGAGCCGGGCGAGGATGACGGCGTCGAGGCGCCTGCATCGCGCCTCGGCCTGCGCTCCGCCGTCGAGCTGCTCGACAAGGAGATCCCGCCGATCGAGTGGCTGCTCGAGCCGTACATCGAGCGCGGCTCCGTCGTCGCCGTCGTCGCGCCGCCGAACCTCGGCAAGACGCTGCTCGCGATGTGGATCATGACGCAGGTCATCCTCGCCGGCGGCCGCGTGGCCTTCATCGAGGAGGAAGGCGGCGAGCGCGGATTCCAGAAGCGCCTCTCCCGCGCGCTGCGCGCCGCTGGAGCCACGCGAGAGCAGGCCGCGAACGTTTCCTACTCGTTCAAGCCGCGCGTCTCTCTCGTGAGCCCTGGCGACGTCACCGCGATGTGCGACGAGCTCGTGGGCTTCGATCTCATCATCATCGACTCGCTCGCGCGCTGCATGCCGGGTGTCGAGGAGAACTCGAGCAAGGAGATCGGCCAGGTCGTCGCCTCGCTCGATCTCCTCCGCACCCAGACCGGCGCGGCCGTCCTCACCATCCACCACACCGCAAAGGCGAACTGGAAGCCTGGGCAGGTGCCTAGCCTGGGCGACTCGCGCGGCTCCTCTGCGCTCGAGGCTGGCGTCGACACGGTGATCTCGCTCGCGCCCGTGCCCGTCCTCGACCAGCGCGAAGGCGTCGTCAACTTCGACCTCTGGATGACGAAGCAACGCGAGGAGGCCAAGCCCCAGGGCCACCGCTTCTCTATCGCCATGACCGGGCCCGAGGCCCTCGTCCAAGTCGATGTTCCCGGCCAGGCCGAGATGACCCGCTACGAGGCCGATCTGCGCGCCAAGATCTGGGCGGCGATCCCCGATTCGAAGGAAGCCGCGAAATCAAAGAACGGTGTTTACGAACAATCGGGAGGTAATAAGACGCACGCATTACGAGTAATCGACGAGATGATTAGAGAAGGTCATATCGGTATATCGAACGGCCGTTTGTATCGGGCAGATCGGCAGGTCCAAAATGGGCTCTGATCGGTCGGTTCTGGCAGGTGGTTCCCGGTGGTTCCGCAGTGGTTCCGGAACCAGTTTGAAGACCCCGGAAAAGTGGTTCCCGGCGACCCCCTATACTGAAAGTATAGGGTCGCGGAACCACCGGGATCATGGAACCAGATCGGCGGCGAGGTGGTTCCGGGAACCGGGAACCAGTTTCGGACCGGAGGCCCAGCGCGCAGGCCGCGTGGATGCGTCGAACAAGCCAACTATCAATTTGATTGAATCAATCGCGATTCAATTAATGCGGAGGTAATATGGGCGAAGTATTGGATATGGGCATTAAAGGTAATACACAGGACAGCGGCGCTGAGACTTTGGCAGCCTGCGCGGTGTGCAAGAGCTCGGAGCCGATCGCCGACGCCGCGGACGCGATGAAGTGGCAGGACGGTGAGGAGAAGCGCAACGCGCACGGCGCCTGCCTGCACCGCGCGCGAGCGGACGAGAGCGCGCAGCTCATCCAGCAGCTCAAGCAGCTCCTGGCCTACTCGCTCGCCGCGCAGGGCGGCACGCTGAACGTCAACGCGCCGCACGTGAAGCGCGCGCATGCGTCCGGCCTCATCGTCGACGTGTCGACCCGCCCCGGAGGCCTGCGGCTGCGCCTCGGCGACAAGCTTCCGCCGCCGCCTGCGCCCGAGGTCATCCCCGCGCCGCCGGCCGAGGCTGCTCCGGAACAGGCCGAGGTCTGACCTGCCCGGCTCCTGCGAGATCTCCGGCTGCGATCGGCCGCCACGAGGGCGCTACTGCCGCATGCACGCGGCACGCGCTGCTCGTGGCGCGCCGATGCACGCGCCCGTGCAGGAGCGATTGCCACCCGCCGAGCGCCTCGAGGCTGCAGCGCTCGCGTTCGCCGAGGCCGAGGACGACGACGAGTTCGCGCAGGCACGCCTGAACCTGCAGAAGGCCGCGAAGCGCTACCGCCGCCACGCAGACCTGTCGCTCGCGGCGAAAGCGCGCTGGCGCGCCTGCAAGGACCGCCAGCAGGCCGGCCGGATGCTCGCAAACCGCCGCTGGGAAAAACTGTGGCCCGAGGGAGAAATGCGTGCACGCACGCATGGTCCCGAAGACGCGTCGCCGACGCCCGCGGAATCTGTGGCATCGCCGGCGCAGGATGCAGGGCATGAAGAACAAGCCTCCACGCACGGGCCAGTTCAAAGCGGGACAGAGCGGCAACCCGGGCGGGATGCCAAAGGGCGTGCGCGAGCTGCGGCTGCTGGCGCTGGAGCACAGCCCGGCAGCCCTCAAGCGCTTGGTCGAGCTGGTGCAGAGCCAGGACGAGCGGGTGGCAGTGCACGCGGCGGAAGCGGTGTTGGACCGAGCGGGCCTGCGCCCGTTCTCGCTGGAGCCGGACAAGATCGAGGTGACTGGTGACGGGATCGGCGCTTTCGAGAAGCTCTCTGCTCTCGTCGCTCGCCGCCTTGCCGGCGACGGACCGCGCGCAGCTCTTGGCGCAGCTGACACCACGCCAGGCTGAAGAGCTCGTCCACGACTGGCGCGTCTGGGCGCGACCCGCGCAGCTGCTGCCGGAGGGCGACTGGGACACGTGGCTCATCCTGAGCGGCCGCGGATGGGGCAAGACGCGCACCGGCGCGGAGGCTGGACGCTGGTGGGCGAAGATGCCGATCGTCCCGCGCATCGCGTTGGTGGGCCGCACCGCAGCCGACGTGCGCGACGTCATCGTCGAGGGCGAGAGCGGTATTCTGGCGATCGCGCCGAAGTGGGAGCGGCCGCTCTACGAGCCGAGCAAGCGACGCCTGACCTGGCCGAATGGTGCGATCGCGACGACGTACTCCGCTGACGAGCCGGATCTACTCCGCGGTCCACAGCACCACTTCGCGCTCTGCGACGAGCTCGCGAGTTGGCGCTACCTCGAGGAGACGTGGAGCAATTTGATCTTTGGCCTGCGCCTCGGCGCGAACCCGCGCAAGGTCATCACGACGACTCCGCGGCCGCTCGCGATCTTGAAGCGATTGCTCAAAGATCCGCGATGCCGCGTCACACGCGGCAGCACCTACGACAACGCGGCGAACCTCGCATCGACAGCGCTCGCCGAGTTCCGCGCGAAGTACGAGGGCACGCGTCTCGGCCGGCAGGAGCTCGGCGGCGAGGTGCTTGACGACGTGCCGGGTGCGCTCTGGCAGCGAGATGCGATCGACGCGCTCCGCGTGCGCGAAGCACCTGCGCTCTCGCGCGTCGTGGTCGCGATCGATCCCGCGGTCACGAGCGGCGAGGACGCGGACGAGACCGGCATCGTGGTGGCCGCGCGCGGCGAGGATGGCGCGTTCTACGTGCTCGCCGATCGCACCTGCCGCATGTCGCCCGACGGCTGGGCGCGGCGCGCGGTGATCGCGCTCGACGAGTTCGCGGCCGATCGCATCGTCGCCGAGGTGAACAACGGCGGCGAGATGGTCGAGCACACGCTGCGAACGGTGCGCTCGAGCGCGCCCTACAAGGCCGTGCACGCGAGCCGCGGCAAGCGCGTGCGCGCGGAGCCCATCGCCGCGCTCTACGAGCAGGGCAAGGTGCACCACGTCGGCGCGCTGCCCGAGCTCGAGGACCAGATGTGTTCGTTCCTGCCCGAGGGCAATGAGAAGTCGCCCGACCGCGTCGATGCGCTCGTCTGGGCGCTCACCGAGCTGAGCGACGGCGCAGGTCTCGGCATCCTCGAGTTCTACCGGGCGCAGGCGGAGGCCAAGGCGGCAAAGTAGCCGCGGCGGAATCTGTGGCCACCGGCCCGTAGCTTCATCCTCGCGCAGTTCTCACTCGCGAGGGCGAAGACCATGTCCGCAACCATCACGATGCTTGCACCCAACTCCGCCGGCGGCACGTACGTCGCCGCGGATGGAACGGTCTTCACGCCCGCGTCCGATGGCACCGTGCAGGTCCCTCAGGGCTACTTCTCGCAGCTGCAGGCGATGGGCTTCTCCGTCGTCAACGACGTCGGCATTGACCCGACCAGCGGCCGCCCCACGCTCAACCTGCTGCCCGGACAGCCGTGGTTCGACTCCACGCTCGGCATCCCGATCTGGCGCAACGCCTCGAACACCGGCTGGATCAACGCCTCCGGAACCTCGGTCTAGCTCATGGCCGAGCGCCGCGGCACGCCCATCGACCCCGGCCTCATTGCGCGCGCCTCGCGCGCGGTGAGCGCCGCTGTCGGCGGCATGATCCGCGGCGCCTCGGAGGCCTGGTTCGGGCCGGCGCAGCCGATGGCGCCTGGCGCGCCGGATGACGTGCGCGGCCGCGCGTTCGATTACGCCGTCGGCTACAACCTCAACGGCTCCCAGCCGCGCAGCGAGCAGGGCAGCGATCAGATCACCTTCCACCAGCTGCGCGATCTTGCCGAGCCCACGCGCGGCGGCCTCGACATCCTTCGCCTCGTCATCGAGACGCGCAAGGACCAGATGGAGGCGCAGGACTGGGACATCAAGGGCGTCGACGGCTCTGACGGCGGCGCGCGCGCGAAGGAGATCAAGGCGGCGCTGCGCAAGCCAGACGGCATCCACACCTGGTCGCAGTGGATGCGCATGATCCTCGAGGATCTGCTCGTCATCGACGCGCCCACCGTCTACCTTTCGCCCAGCGCGCTCGGCCACCTCGTGCCCGAGGTCATCGACGGCGCGACCATCAAGCCGCTGATCCGCCCCGACGGCCGGCAGCCGATCGATCCCGATCCGGCCTACCAGCAGGTGCTCAAGGGCATCCCTGCCGTCGACTACCGCGCGGCAGAGCTCGTCTACATGCCGCGCAACGTGCGCAGCCACCGCATCTACGGAATGAGCCCCGTTGAGCAGGTGGTGACGATGATCAACATCGGCATCCGCCGCGAGCTCTTCCAGCTCGAGTACTACACGGCCGGCAGTGTGCCCGACGTGCTCCTCGGTGCGCCGTCGACCTGGTCGCAGAAGCAGCTCGCGGACTTCCAGAACTACTGGGACTCGCTGCTGAGCGGCAACACCGCAGAGCGGCGCCGCGCACGGTTCGTCCCCGGCGATGTGAAGCCGTACGAACTGAAGTCTGGCGTGCTCAAGGACGAGTACGACGAGTGGATCGCGCGCATCGTCTGCTTCTGCTTCTCGATCTCGCCGCAGGCCTTCACGAAGCAGATGAACCGCGCCACCGCGGAGACCGCGAAGCAGGCAGCCGCCGAAGAGGGCCTCGAGCCTCTGAAGCGCTGGTTCCGCGACTTCATGAACGAGGTGATCTCGCGCGCGTTTGGAGCGGACGATCTCACGCTCGTCTGGATCGACGAGGAGATCGCCGATCCAGAGGCGAAGGCGACCGTGATGTCGACTGCGCTCGGCGCCGGTGGCGGCAAGCCCTGGCTCACCGTCGACGAGGTGCGCGCCAAGTACGGCGAGCAGCCCATGACCCCCGAGCAGCGCGACGAACTGTTCCCGCCGCCTCCGCCCGCACTCGAGCAGGGCGACGGCACCGGCGACGGACAGCCCGATGGCAGCGGTCCACCCGAGCCGCCCGCGACGAAGGTCGCCAAAGCGGCTCGGAGGTCGCTTCGACCGCGACCGCCCGCTGGTCTCTGACGCGCGCGAGCGCATTCGCGCGGCCTGCACCTCGTTCTTCGCCGCGGCGGCGCGCTCGGTCTCGCTTCGCGCGCGCGGTGGCGCGCACAAGTCTGCAACCCCCCTTCTCGCCGAACAGCAAGAGGGGGACCTTGCCAAGGCAGGCGCCGACGACAAGGACCGCGACCACACGCCCGCAGCGGACATCGACTACGAGCCGCTGCGCGCGGAGCTCGAGCCGCAGCTGCAGCGCATCGCGCAGGATGCCGCGCGCCTGGGCCTCGAGCAGGTCGATGCCGATCTGGCCGCGCTTCTCGACCAGGCCAACGAGCAGGCGATCGCCTGGGCGCACGACCACTCCGCAGAGCTGGTGAAGGGCCTCGACGCGACCACGCGCGATCTCGTGCGCACGCTCACGCAGGAGGCGCTCGAGGAGGGCTGGAGCAACGACACGCTCGCGGACGAGCTCGAGGGCAGCGAGGCCTTCAGTGAGGCGCGCAGCGAGCGCATCGCGCGCACCGAGACCGCGTTCGCGGACGTGCAGGGCAATCTGATCGGATGGGACGAGAGCGGCGTCGTCGAGGGCAAAGAGTGGCTCACCGCGCCGGACTGCTGCGATGAGTGCCAGGCGCTGCACGGCGAGATCGTGCCGCTCGACGAGGACTTCAGCGACGGCAGCGACGGACCGCCCGCGCATCCGATGTGCCGATGCGACGTGCTGCCGGTGTTGCGCGAGGACGCCGAGAAGCTCGCGAAGTACCCGGGCCAACCACGCAACGCGCTCGGTCAGTTCGATAGCAACGGCGGTGGTGGTGGAGGAGGGGGCGGAGACGAAGGGCCACACGCACCGAAGGAAGAGAGAAGCCCTTCGCCGCCTTGGCCCACGGACAGAAAGAAGAGAGCGCCAGGCAAGATCATTGGAACGCCTGACCATACGGTCTCAGACGAAGAGAAAGAACTCGTCGAGAGATTAGTCGGAGAAGGCAGAAATTTTCAGTGGGCAAAGCAGGCAGATCAGGCCCCCGATACGCGCATGCCGGAGGGCTGGCTTAGCAGCGAAGAGCCTCCGCCTCGAACGGTAGCGAACTCAATCGAAATCAAGCACCTAGCCGAGAACAGCAAGGATGCAGTTCGTGCATGCCGGAGAACCATCTCTGAGTCACTAGAGGAGCATGGTCAATCTCCGAACATCATCATCGATGGAACCAGGCGCGGGCTCACAGAGGCAGACGCGGATGCTGTTGCCAGCTATTTCCGGGGCAAACGACACCATCCGGAGAAGGAAGGTCCGTTGTGGCATTTGCGGTTCATCAACGATAATATCGACCTCGACAAGACGGTCTCGCTCTAGGAGGGCTTGTGTCGCAAAGCATCGGCATCTTCTTTGGTGGGAAGTCGGCAACCCTGTCGGACATCGCGCAGGACATTGAAGCTGTTGCTGGCGTCAAGCGCCTCGAAAGGGACGCTACGAGAGCCTGCGGGTTCAAGCTTGACGGTCTTCTTGGGACGCTCGTCTCGAATCCACATGTGGACGACGACGAGGTCAAAGACTTCAGCGCAGAACTCATTATCGATGGTCGTGGTGCGGACCTGGAGGCCACGGGCCGCAAGTTGTTCGAGGGTCTTCGCGGGCTGAACAAATATCAGCAGCTACTGACGCTTGATGCGGTCGAGTTGGATAGCTTCAAGCCGTCGGGTCCAAACGCGACCGCGTAAGTCGCTGTGTTTCCCTCGCGCTGATGTCCTGCGCGCGATTCCCATAGCTCCGGAATCTGTGGCCGCGCGAGCTGAAGCTGCTCGGCATGGCACACGCGATCCGCGTCTACGGCTCGATCTCCAAGGTCACCAAGCAGGACGACGGCACCCTCATCGTCGAGGGCATCGCCTCGACTGAGTCCGTCGACTCGCAGGGCGAGGTCGTCAAGGCCGACGCGATGCGCGCGGCGCTGCCCGACTTCATGAAGTTCGCCAACGTCCGCGAGATGCACCAGCCGATCGCCGCCGGCAAGGCGATCGAGTGCACCGTCGACGACGCGGGCGTCACGCACATCAGCGCGCACATCGTCGACAGCGACAGCTGCAAGAAGGTCGAGGCCGGCGTCCTGCAGGGCTTCTCGATCGGCGGCCGCGCCACCAAGCGCTCCAGCGACAACGCCAAGGTGATCGAGGGCCTCAAGCTCTCCGAGATCAGCCTCGTCGACCGCCCGGCCAATCCGGACGCGCTCATCACGCTCTTCAAGATGGACGTGGCCGAGCCCGTCGAGAAGGGCATGTACCAAGTTGCCTGGGCCGCGCACCTGTGCGGCGAGCTGAGCGCGCTCTCCACCGACGCGCAGTTCGAGGCCGACTTCGAGGGTGACTCCTCGCCCGTTCCCGCGCGCATCAAGGCCGTGGTCGCCGAGCTGTGCTCGGTGCTGCGCGACTTGGTCGCGGAGGAGACCGCGGAGCTGGTCGGCGACGCCGGCGAAGAGGTCGACGTGGTCGGCCTCGCGGAGAAGCCGGGCGCGCTCAAGAAGAGCGAGAAGCTCGGCGCCATCGCGCGCGCGTTCATCGCCGCCGCGAAGGGCGAGCCCATCGAGAAGAAGGGCGCGAAGTTCTCGAAGGCCACGGCCGACGCGATCGCCGACATCCACAAGTGCGTGAAGGACGCGCACGAGAAGCTCGGCGCGCTCGGCTACGACAAGGACAGCTCGGACGCCGAGGACGAGAAGAAGGACGACGTCGGCATGGCCGCGCAGGTCGGCGAGCTGCAGAAGCGCGCCGCCGATTCCGAGGCCGCGCTCGCGAAGGCCGAAGAGGCCACCAAGCTCGCCGGCGACGCGCTCAAGAAGGTGCTCGCCGAGAGGGAGGCGCTCACGAAGCGCCTGTCCGCGGCCGAGATCGAGCTGAAGAAGAAAGGCTCGCTCAAGGGCGTCCCGATCTCGAAGAGCGACGACGCCGCGCGCATCGCCGCGGACGCGAAGCCGATCCCGGGCGCGACCGGCGAGGCCGCCGAAGCCGCCTCTCTCCTCAAGGCCGTCCACGCCGCGGGCGGAAACCGAATCCTCTAACCCCCAGCCCTCGGCCTGGCCGGGGACCCAAAGGAGCAACAGATATGGGCGCCGTAATCACCGCAGAAACTCTTGAGCTGGCGAAGGCCGCGCTCGGGACGCCGGACGACAAGATCAGCAAGTCCATCACGCAGGGCTCCGGCCTCGTCGCCTTCAACCTCGAGGCGCCGAGCAAGAAGCTGTTCCCGGTCATCACTCCGCTGCGCAACGCGATCCCTCGCGCGCAGAGCGGGAAGGGCGGCACGGCGGTCAACTGGCGCGCGGTCACCGGCATCAACACCGGCAACCTCGCGGCGGGCGTCTCGGAAGGCAACCGCTCGGGCGTCATCAGCACCGGCACCGCGTCCCTGCTCGCCAGCTACAAGGGGCTCGGCCTCGAAGACAACGTCTCGTTCGAAGCGGGGTACGCCGGCCGCACGTTCGAGGACGTGAAGGCGCTCGCCGTCACGAACCTGCTCCACTCCCTGATGATCCAGGAGGAGCACTGCATCCTCGGCGGCAACGCCTCGCTGATCGCGCTCGGCACCACGCCGACGCCGACCCTTGCGACGGCCACCACGGGCGGCTCGCTCCCGGCGACGACCACCTACTCGATGATCTGCGTCGCGTTGACGCTCGACGGTTTCCTCAACTCCAGCCTGTCGGGCGGCGTGGTCGCGGCCATCTCTCGCACCAACGCGGACTCGACCGTCGACAACTACGGCGGCGGCTCGGGCCAGAAGTCGACGAACGCCACCCTCGCGACCGGCGCGGGCACGACCAACGTCATCAGCGCCACGGTCGCGCTGGTCAAGGGCGCGTTCGCCTACGCTTGGTACTTCGGCGTGGCCGGCTCGGAGCGCCTCGCGGCGATCACCACCATCAACTCGGTGGTCGTGGGCACGGTGCCCTCCACCACGCAGCTCGCCTCGGCGATGCCGGCGTCGGACAACAGCCAGAACGCGCTGCTCTTCGACGGCATCCTCCCGCAGACGATCGGCGCCGGCTCGCTCACCACGTACTCGACGCTCTCGAGCTGCATCATCTTCCAGGGATCGACCGGCGGCCTGGTTACGCAGATGGCGACCGGCACCGCGGGCACGGGCACGCCGCTGACGGCGGACGGCAAGGGTGGTGTCGTCGAGATCGACGCGATGCTCAAGGCGTTCTGGGATCTCTACCGGCTCTCGCCCAGCGTCATCTGGGTGAACAGCCAGGAGGCGCAGAACATCTACATCAAGGTGCTGACTGCGACCACGAGCGGCGCGACCCGCTTCGTCGAGTCGGACCTGGCGGGGATGCGCGGCGGGTCGATGATCCGCTCGTACCTCAACAAGTTCACGATGGGCGGCGCGGCGGAGATCCCGATCAAGATCCACCCGAACATGCCGCCCGGCACGGTGCTGTTCCAGACCGAGAGCCTGCCGTATCCGCTCTCGAACGTCCCGGCCGTCCTCGAGATGGACATCCGGCAGGAGTACTACCAGCTCGAGTGGCAGCTCCGGACGCGCAAGTACGAGTACGGCGTCTACGTGGACGAGGTGCTCAAGCACTACTTCCCGTCGGCGTTCGGCATCATCACCAACATCGCGAACGGCTAGTTCAGCGCTCGCGCGCAGGAGCCCGGCCGACTGCACCGGGCTCCTGCCTCCCTCGGAGCATCCTCATGGTTCGCCTCTTTGCTCGGCACCTCCACGCGATCAGCCACGCCGGCCGCACCATCACGGCGGCTGTGGATGGCGCGTTCGAAGTGCCCGACGAGCATGCGGCCGAGCTCGCGGCCGCGTTCGGCATGAGCAAGGCGCCGCCCGGGCCGACCGAGATCGACCAGCTGCGCGCGCGCATTGCTGAGCTGGAGAGCGTGATCGAGACGGGCAAGGCGACCAACGAGCGCCAGGCTGCCCGCATCGCCGAGCTGGAAGCGCAGCCGGCCGAGGGCAAGAAGAAGCGCGGAGGCTAGCCAATGGCCGCGAGCGACTTGACGACGGTTGCCGCGGTGGAGGCCTGGGGAGGCATTCCCTCTGGCTCCGGCGATGCGATCGTGCAGTCGCTCATCACCGCGGTGAGCGCGTGGATCTCGAGCTACTGCGCGCGCAGCTTCGTCGGCGTGACCGCGTACAGTGAGATCCGCAACGGCAACGGCCAGCAGGAGATGTACCTCGCCGAGGCGCCGGTGCAGGCGATCACCTCGCTGACCATCGGCTCCACGGTCATCCCCGTGCAGCCGGCAATCAACCAAGCCGGCTACTTCCTGATCCCGTCGTCCGATGCTGTTGGGTGCACGCAGCTCGCGCTCTACGGATACGAGTTCTGCCGGGGGCGTCGGAACATCTTCATCAGTTACACAGCGGGTTGGTCGTCGATCCCGCTCGAGATCACGCAGGCCTGCAACGAGCTCGTGGTCAGCGCCTATCGGCGCGGCGCGCGCGGGCCTGATCTGCGCAGCCAGGTCATTGATGCGCAAACGATCAGCTTCGACCTCAAGGCCATGCCAGTGACGGCGGCGGCGATGCTGAACAAGTACCGGAAGATCGTGCCGCTGTGAGCGTGCTTGTGCTCTCCGGCCAGGTTGTCGGCGCAGAGAGTGTCGCGCTGAAGCTCCGCGGCGAGGCCGTGGCGCTGCGCGCGCGGATCGGCAAGACGGTCGAGCAGCTCGGCCTCGAAACGCTGCGCGTGGTGAAGTCGCTATACCTGTCGGGCGCCGCCCTCGGCGTGCGCACTGGCCGTCTGCGGCGATCGATCAACGAGGTCTATCAGGAGAGCGGCGACTCTCTGTCGAGCACGGTCGGTACCAACGTCGAGTACGCGCGCTTCTGGGAGCTGGGCTTCAGTGGCACAGAGAGCGTGCGCCAGCATCTGCGCCGCGCGCCGTCGGGAGTGGAGTCGCTGGTGCGCGCGCACGAGCGACGCGTGAGCGTCGAGGCGCGGCCGTTCCTGCAGCCCGCCCTCGATGACATGGGCCCACGCATTCACTCCGCCCTCGCGCGCGCGTCTGGGGCGAGCGAGTAGCTCCGGAATCTGTGGCCGCGCGAGCCGATGTTGCTCGGCATGGCTGCATTGAACCGCGAAGCGATTTACGTCGCGCTTGAGCAGCTGCTCGCGGCCATTCCTGGCGTGAAGACGTGTTCGCGTGTGACGCGCGACCTCGGCCGCGTCGCGCCCACCGAGCAGCCGGCCGTGTTCCTTTCGGCCCACAAAGAGAGCGCGAAGAACACGAAGGGCCTGCCCACCGTCTGGACGCTGCGCGCGACGGTCCTCATCTACGCGCGCACGGACCCCGAGACGGGCAACGCGCCGAGCTCGGTCCTCAATCCAATCCTGACCGCGCTCGAGAACGCGCTGCTCTGGGTGAACGGAGATGGCGCGCCGCTCGCGCCGCAGTCACCGACGACGCTCAAGGGCCTCGTCTCGCGCGTCTGGATGGGCCCCGAGATCGACATCGGCGAGGGCGTCGAGACCGGCCAGGGCGTCGCGATCGTGCCGCTCGAGATCCTCGCCACCGGAGGCGCCTGATGTCCGCGACCGAGACCCCGACCACGACTACCAGCGCGCCCACGCTCGACGTGGAGCTCGTGCCGGCGCCCGCGCCGCATCCAAGCGCCGCAATCGTCGACGCCTGGTTCCTCGAGACGTTCCACGGGCTGCTGCTCTCCACCGACCTCTTCAACCGCTTCAACGCCGCTCGCGATGCGCTCAAGGCGCGCCTCGCAGCCAAGGAGTAGCTCATGCGCAATTTCGGAATGGGGACCATCTACGCCGTGCCCAGCGGCACCACGCCGACGCCGGTCCCGATCGCGATCCTCAAAGACGCGACCGTCGACTTCAAGGTCGCGAAGAAATACCTCAGCGGCCAGTGGAAGGTGCCGATCGACGCGGGCGAGGGTCAGGTCGACATCACGCTCAAGATCAAAAGCGCCGACTTCCGCGCCGCCACGATGGCGATGCTGCTCGCGGGCACGACCACGACGGCGAACTCCACCACGCTCGCGGTGATGGGCGAGGCGTGGACGATCCCCGGCACTCCCTACCAGGTCACGGTCGCGCAGTCGGCGACCTGGACCGAAGACGGCGGCGTCCTCGACATCACCACGGGCCTCTGGAAGACGCGCGTCGCGAGCGGCCCGACGGCGGGCCAGTACAGCGTGGCGGCGGGCGTCTACACGTTCGCTGCGGCCGACACGACCCACAACGTGTCGATCGTCTACAGCTACACGTCGAGCACGGCGGGCTCGAACCTCGTCTATCCGAACCAGACGATGGGCCAGAGCGTGGGCTACGCCGTGCGCGTCTACGACGTCTTCAACGTCGGCGGCATGCTGAAGCCGATCGGGTTCTCCTTCCCCAACGTCCACTTCGACAACCTCAGCTATGCGCTGAAGGCCGAGGACTGGGTGGAGCAGGACCTGAGCGGCCGCGCGATCCAGTCGGCCAGCTCGACCACCGTCTTCACCGAGTACGTGGGCGAGTAGCCAATGGCCACGGTCAAGATCGGCGGGCGCGAGCTCGAGGTGCCGGAAGCGACGATGGGCTTCGTGCGCAACGTCGCGCGCGCGGCCCACGCGGTGATGGTCACGGAGCTGAACGAGGCTGAGGCGGTCGACGGCAAGAGCGCCGACGAGGTTCGCGACGCGATCCATGACGCGCTCGCGCGCTACCTCCTCATCTTCTTCGACGGCCAGGAGGGTGTTGACCTGGCGTGGCTCACCGATGCTCTGCCGCCGCTGCCGTTCGCGCTGGTGCTGCGCGTGCAGCAGCTGGCGGGGATTGGGACCAAGCCGGGGGAAGCGGCGAGCCCGTAGAGCTGTCTCGAGTCTACGGGCGGATCGTCGAGGGCACAGGCTGGACCTACGCGGAGATCGACCAGATGACGATCGCCGACGCGAACGAGCTGCTCGAGCACTGGGCAGATGAGCCGCCGCTCGCGGTCGTGGTGAAGGCCTACCTCAACGTGAAGCCCGTTGCTCGTACGCAGCGCCGTGGCGCGCCGCGCCCGCCCGCGCAGCCGAAGGAACTCACGCCGGAGCAATTCGAGCGGATGCGCGCGATCAACCGCGCGACGGTGAACCAGTTTGGGAGTAGCCGATGAGTGACGACGCGATCAGCGTAAAGATCAGCGCAGATGTCGGCGGCTTGGTCGATGGCATGAAGGAAGCTGCCGGCGCCACCGAAGAGGCAACCGAGCAGATCAAGGACGACGTCGAGGGCCTCGGACACGCCGCACGCGAGGCCGGGGAGCCGATCGAGAGCCTCACCGAGAAGCTGCGCGAGTTCGCCAGCGAGCAGCGCAGCGAGGGACGCCTGGCCGGGTTCCTTGCGATGCAGGTGCAGGGCCTTGGCATCGCCTCGAAGGGCGCAGCAAAGGAGGTCACCGGGTTCATCTCAGCGTTCGCTTTCGGTGGCGGTCTCGGTGTCGCCATCGAGGGAGTGAAGTTCGCGATCGAGAAGTTCACGGAGCTGAGCCGGGAAGAGAACGTTGCGGCGGAGGCCACGGCGAAGATCGGCACCGACGGAGTGGCCGAGATCAAGGCCTTCACCAATCAACTCACGGCGGCGAAGGAAGCCGCGGGCCTGATGGGAACCGCGCTGAAAGCCGCTGGTCTCTTGTCGCCGCATGTTCGCGAGGAGGAGGAGGCACAGAAGGCGCTCAAGGAGGCGATCGCCAAGGTCGCGGAGGAGCGCAAGAAGGGTGACGCGGCGGCCGCTGCTGCGGGCGCCGGAGTGCACCGCGACGAGAAGCATATCGGCGAACTCGATCGCCCCGAGGCGGCAGACAACGGCGCGACGCTGGCCGCGCTGAAGGAAGAGGAAGATGCGCGCGCCAAGCTAGTTGCCATCCAGAAAGTAATGGCGGGTATCGCCGCGGCCGCGGCGCCAGATATCGCCGCCGAGAAGGCGGCAGCGGCGGCCGAGCATCAGCGTCAGGTCGAAGAGAAGCTTCTCGAGTTCAAGGACCAACAGGAGGCGAAGTCGGCGGCCCTGCGTGCGGGATACGCGCAGGCCGCGATCGACGCGAGCAACCTCCTCGCGGAGATCGAGAAGTCCAACGCTGATGCGCTCTTCGCCGCCGAGCATCCGCGCATCGCAGAGGCCGCAGAGGCCGCCAAGCAGGCAGATAAGATCGAGGAGGAAAACCAGCAGCGCCGCGTCGAGCGGCAGCAGCGCATCAGTGCCTTCGAGGATGGCGAGCGAAAGAAGGCCACCGAGGAACTAAAAAAGCAGGCGGAAGAAGAGATAGCTGCCGCAAAGAAGGTGGCCGGCCAATTTACCGGCGCGATCACGGGGATGATCGACGGAACCAAGTCCTTCAAGCAGTCGATGAAGGAGATGGCCGACGCGGCAATCAAAGACGCGATCCGCATGACCACGGAGTTCATTGCTCAGCAGGTCCTCAAGGCGACGGGCTCTCTCGCGGCCCAGCAAGCCGGCGACGCTGCCGCGAAGGCGGCGAACGTTGCGTCGGTGACTTCGGACGCGGCGGTTGCCGGCGCTGGCGCAGCGGCCTCGATGGCGTCCATTCCATTCGTGGGCCCCGAGCTGGCGGCGGCTGCGATGGTGGCGACCTCCAGCTCGGTGCTTGGCGCAATGGGGCCGATGGCCAGCGCCGAGGGCGGCTTCGACATCGGCAATTTCAACCCGCTCACGCAGCTGCACGCGCGCGAGATGGTTCTGCCGGCGCGCTACGCCGACATGATCCGCGGCATGGCCGCCAGATCGAGCGGCCCCGGCGGTGGCGGCGACATCCACGTCCACACACAGGACGCGCACGGCTTGGCGCGCGTGCTCAAGAACAACCAGGGCGCGCTGATCAAGACCGCGCAGCGCATCCAGAGCAACCGGCGGACGCGATGAGCACGCTCCTCTGGCCCACGTTCCCCGGGCAGACGCTCAGCGTGAAGCGCACGCCGCTCTGGGCGACGGACGTGCAGGAGTCGCGCTCCGGCAAGGAGCAGCGCATCGCCTACTGGGCGACGCCTCGCTACCGCTGGGATCTCGAGCTCGAGTTCGCGCGCGCGGGCGGCAACACGATCACCGTCTACAACACCGGCGGCTCCGCGCAGTTCACGGGCAGCGAGGCAGCTGCGCTGGCGTGGTTCCAGGCCCAGATGCGCGGCAAGTGGGACTACTTCTACTTGAACGATCCGTTCGCCGTTCAGCCCGCCTATTACAACGGCGGCACTCCGGTTGTCGCGCCGACGCCGACCGCGACGCCCACGACCGGCACCGGCAGCATTCCCGCCGGCACCTACTACTACTCGGTCACCAGCGTGACCGCGCTCGGCGAGTCGGTGCAGGCCGAGTGCACATGCACGCTCTCGGCGATCGGCGAGATCACCGTCAGCTGGTCGGCCGTCTCCGGCGCGCTCTCGTACAACGTCTACGGGCGCTCGACGACGCAGGGTAACGAGCTCTTCATCGCGAACACCGCGTCGACGAGCTACGTCGACAGCAGCACCACCATCACGCCCGCCGGGCCCATGCCGCAGCTGCGCGTGCGCTTCGACATGGACGATCTCGAGATGGAGCAGCTCGAGGACTACTCGCGCGTCTGGTCGACGAAGAGCATCACGATGATCTCGGTGCGGCGATGAAGATCGCCTCGTCGTCGCTGCTCTCGCTGCTCAACACCAACCTTGGCTCGGACGTCGAGCTGATGATGGCGCGGCTCTACACCCTCACGCTCGTCGGCGGCGGCGTCTTCCGTTGGACCGACTACGAGACGGACCTCACGCTCGCATTGCCGGTGCCGGTCAACGGTTCCTATACGGCCGGCGCAGGCACGCTCACCGCGGGGACATATTACTACCGGGTGACGGCGCTCTTCGGGCCCGCGAATGAGTCGCTGCCGTCGGCGCAGACGCCGGCGGTGATCGCGACGACGGAGGGCATCAACGTCAATTGGTCCGCCGTCAGCGGCGCCACCGGCTACCGCATCTACGGGCGCACGTCGGGCGCCGAGCTCTACTTGGGCGCGGTGGGCCCAGGCGTGCTCACCTGGCTCGACACAGGCGCGATCACGCCAAGCGGCGCGATGCCGAGCGCGGCGCCAACGTTCTCCTCGAGCGGCCCAGCGATCACGGTTGGCAAGTCGCGCCAGGTCAACGGCGTCGAGCTGTGCGATATGGAGCTCGGCCTCTACGGCGGCACCGCGCCCGGCGGGGGCGCCGGATACTCGCTTCCTGGCTACACCTCGCTGTCGCTGGCGGCACTGCAGGGTGCTTTCGACAACGCGACAATGCAGGTCGACAAGCTCTTCATGGCGTCGCCCGGCGACGTGAGCCAGCAGCCGCTCTGCTGGTTCGTCGGTCTCGTCTCGGAGGCGGCGCCGAAGAGCAGCGGCGTCGAGCTGACGTTGAAAGGCTCGACGGAGCTCCTCGCGAACCTCCAATGGCCGAAGCGCACCCTGATGCCGCAGTGCCCGTACTCGCTCTACGATGCGAACTGCACCGTGGTGAAGGCGCCGGTCACCGTCTCGGTCCAAAGCGGCGCAACGACCACGAGCGTCACCGTCAGCGGGCTCGCGCACGGCGCGTACACGCTCGGCACTATCAAGTTCGCAGACGGCGAGAGCCGCCAGATCATCGCGATGGCGAGCAGCGGCTCGAACGACGTGCTCACGCTGAACATGCCGCTCAATACCGTGCCCAGCGCCGGCACGAACAACGCGACCGTGCTGCTCGGTTGCAACAAGAGCACGACCACGCTGGGCACCGACTCGGGGAATTGCACAACGCTTGGCGGCCGCTTTGGCGGATTCCCGTTTGTCCCACGGCCGGAGTCGATCCGATGAGCGAGCAAGAGCAGCGCGCGGCGGTGGTCGCGGAGGCGCGGACCTGGTTGGGGACGCGATGGATCCACGAGGCACGCGTCAGGGGCGCGGGCGTTGACTGCGGGCAATTGCTGGCGGCGGTCTATGAGGCGTGCGGGATCATCGGGTCGGTCACGATCGAGAGCTATCCTCGCGCGTGGGCGCACCACCGAGGCGAGGAGAAGTTCCTCGGTTACGTCGAGCAGATGGCCGCGCGGGTGACCGACCGAGAGCCGCTGCCGGGCGACATCGTGCTGTTCCGGTACGGGCGCTCCCTCTCGCACGCCGGCATCGTCGTCGAGTGGCCGGTGATCGTGCACGCCTATGCTGACGTTGGCCAGGTCACTCTCGACAACGTCGATCACCGATTCGACCTGCGCGCTCGGTATGCCGGCGCGTGGGACCCGTGGGCTCGTCGGGGGGACAAATAATGGCCGGCGCAACGACGACGGGTGGTCATAGCATTGGCGGTCTGAACAACGATCAGCTGCCGCCGGTAGAAACAGCCTCATACGGAAAGTGCTTGCCCGTCGTTTACGGCACCAACCGGATCGCCGCGTCGATCATCTGCATGCCGCCCGAGCTGTGGATCAGCGGCGCGGGGAATGGTGGTGGCAAGGGCGGCGGCAGCGCTGGTAGCGGCTACTATCAGGGCGTCTGGATCGCCATCGCCGAGGGACTCAGCGGGTGCTCGACCGGTCGCATGTGGGTCGATAAGGACGTCTTCCCGACGACGACCACGAACATCGACGGCAACTCGAGCGACGGCTCGAAGCCGTTCGAGTTTCTGCCTGGCTCTCGTCCGCAGAGCCCGCCGGCGGACTGGACGAACACGGGCGGCGCGACATCGCCCATCAGCGTGACCATCACGGGCACGCCCACCACCACCACGGTCACGGTATCGGGACTCGCGCACAACACGACGGGCTATCTGTTCGGGACCATCTATTTCCAGGACGGCGAGAGCCGCGCGATCATGGGGATGGCCGCGAGCGGCGGCAATGACGTGCTCACATTCGCGGTCGCGCTCACCACGGCGCCCACGTCTGGCGCGCTCGCGGTTGTGGTCGCGTCGGTTCCGAGCAACATCCAGAACTATCGATGCGTCAACGCGGCCGTCCCCGCAGCTGGGCCGTTCACACTGAGCGTTACCGCGCCAGGAGGGAACGGCACAGATCAGTCGTGGACACAGGATGCGAACGTTGCCTCGCCGGTGCGCAGCATGATCGAGGCGACGGTATTCCCGAACGCGCCAAAATACCTCGTCTCCGGTCCCATCGCTGCCCTCTCTGGTGCGACGTGGGTTGGCTCGGTCAGCGGAACAGTGCTCACGGTCACTTCGGTTCTGCGCGGCACGATCGCTGTCGGGATGACGCTCTTTGATGAGGGCAACAACTTCACCGGCGGGAACACGCAGATCACTTCACTGGGGACCGGCACCGGCGGAACTGGCACCTACAACCTGAACCTCGGAGGAAGCGTCTCCAGCGAGACGATGAGCGGCGGCGCGGATTACAACGCGACAGCCGGCGTCTACACATTCAACGGAGCGACTTTCACTGGGACAATCAGCAACGGCAGCGGCGGCGCCGGCAACACGCTCACGGTCTCTTCGGTGTCGAGCGGCGTGCTCGCGGTCGGAATGCAGATCGTGAACCTCGGCGGGAGTGGTGTTCCTGCGAACACATGGATCAGCGCTCTCGGCACAGGAACGGGCGGCGCGGGCACCTATGCTCTCAGTACCTCCGCAAACGTTGCCAGCGTATTGATGGGCGCCGGCCAGTGCGGCGCGCCGGTCGCGATCTCGTATTACATCAGCACCGATATCGGGAAGTATTCACTCGGATATAGCGGCACGGCGGTGCTCGCGTCGAAGTCGCTCTCGCTGGGCACCTCGAATGCGATGAAGAACTTCTCCATCGAGTTCAATGGGCTGCTCACGAACGGCACCGCGGGAGATGTCAACCCCGCCCTGATCCTCGTCGACATGCTTACCAACACGCAGTACGGCATGGGCTTCCCCGCCTCTGCGGTGAACGCGCTCTATGGTCCCGATGGGACGACCGCGACGGGGCTGCAGACCTACTGCGCGCAGGCGGGCATTCTGTTGTCGCCGATCTTCGACGAGCAGAAGAGCGCTCTGGAGCACATCGACTGGATCCTCGACGCCTGCAACGCCGAATGCATCTGGTCTCAGGGGCGCCTGAATATCTATCCCGTCGGCGACGCGAATATCGGTAGCTATACGGCATATACCGTTGCGCAATACTCGCTCAACGAAGACAACATGTTGGCGAGCGACGGCAAAGACATGATCGAGTTCACTCGCATCAGCGCGCAGGAGACATACAACTGCTGCCCGATCGAGTTCGTTGACTCCCAGACGCCGGACCAGAACTCGCAATATCAGATCAGCACCGTGCAGGACTTCGAGCAGCCTGACGTCGATGCCTCGGGCGGCATCGTGCGCAAGAAGGGCGCGAAGTCGCTCAAGTGCATCACGAAGCAGGCGATCGCCCAAGTGCTATCTCGGATGATGGCGCAGCGGAGCGTCTACGTCCGCAACAGCTACAAGTTCAAGCTGCCGCAGCAGTTCTGCCTGCTCGAGCCGTTCGACCTGCTGCAGATCAGCGACTCCACCGTCGGGTTGGTCAACCAGGTCGTGCGCATCCTCTCGATCGAGGAAGACGAGCACGGCGAGTTCGATGTCGACGCGGAGGACGCAGCGATCGGGCGCGCGTCCTCGGTCGCCTACGGCACCGGCTCCGCACAGGGCGGTGGCCACGTCGTCAACACAGTGCCGTTTCCTCCGAGCACGCCGATCTTCTATATGCCTCCGCTGCCCGCAACGGGCGCGGGCAGGCCGCCTGGCGGGTTCGGCGTCGGCGGCTGGACTGGACCCTATCCGGTCCACAACTCGAAGCCGGTTGGGCCCCAGGCGATCACGCCCGAGATCTGGGTGTCCGTCGCTAGCAACGGAAAAGACTGGGGCGGGGCTCAGGTTTATATGAGCTTCGACGGCACCAATTACACATATCAGGGAGATATCGGCGCCGCGACGACGGGCGTGATCGCCAGCTCGGGATTCCCTGCCGGCTCTCCGCTCGACACCACGAACTCACTGATTGTCAGCGTCGCATCCTCGAACGGAACGATCTCCCCTGTGCAGGCAGCCGACCGAGATGCGTTCTCCTCGATGGCGCTCGTGGATACGGGCGCCGCAGCCGAGTTGATCGCCTATCAGGGATCCACCCTGTCCGGGACCAATCAATACACTCTGACCAATCACCGACGTGGACTCTACGGGACGCCGGTCGGCAGCCATGCAGTGGGCGCGCAGTTCACGATCATCGACCAGAACGTCCTCAAGATTCCGATCGACTCGAGCCGCGTGGCGGCCGGCAACGTCGTCTATTTCAAGCTGGCCAGCTACAACCTCGCGCGCACGCAGTCGATGGCGCTCTCTCTCTGCCCGGTCTTCACGTACACGATGGCGGGACCCGGCGCCGCGGGCGTGCAGCTCCTGCCCGCCATCGAGTCTCTGCCGCTGCGCATCTCGTTCGACACCTACGACGCCACGCAATGGGATTTCCCGGTTAACGGTCCGGGCATCCTCTCGATAAAGCAGAACACCGACTCGCACGGTAGCGGGAAGAGCGCGACGCCGGTCGTCGGCGGCCATATGCTCGAGTGCTCGGCTGGCCAGGTGATGATGGTCCACCGGGCGCTGATCCCGTATGACCCCACGAAGGTCTATCGGATCCAGGCTGCCGTGAAGCAGCGCAGCGGCGCTACCGCGCGCAGCATGTACGTCGGATTCGTCGCGGTAGGAAATGACGGCGTCACCCAATACGACGTGAACGGCGTCACCACCAACGGCAGCAATCCGGCCGTGCAGCATTGCGCGGTTTATCCTGGCTATGCCGGTGGAAGCGGATGGGTGAACCTCAACGCCTATTATAGCAATCTGTTCGGGACGGGCACGACGCCGGGCTCCGCGAGCGGCGCGACGCCCTCACCAGCATATGCCGGCACTTGTTATATGCGTATGTTTGTCGCATTCAATTTCACGGGTGCGGCCGTGATGGATATCAGCACGCTGCAGGTGTCGGAGGTTGCGACCGCTGGCGCGCTAGCGGGACAACTCAGCGAGAACATCACCGCGAGCGTCTCGACGACCTACAACACGAACGACACCTATACGACGGCCAACCCGCCCGCGGCCGGGACGGTTCCATCGGTCTACGTCGGGGGCGTGCTACAGCCGACGACCAACTATCAGATTGATCCAATGAGCACCGGGACCGGGGCCTACGTCTTCGGAGCGAATTATATCCCCTCGGGCGAACAGGTGGTGGTGATCTATGCATCGGTATAAATCAATCGTTGCCGCGATTCTCTGTGTCTCTCTTTCTGTTAGCGCTGCCGATATCGCCGGAGGGACGCAGCTAAAACAAAGCGCTGCCGGATCGACGCCTGCGCTCTGCGGCGTATACCTGGGATCGTCGACATATCAGGCATGTCTATTCGCTGCGCTCGGCTCGCTCAACTACAACCCGATCGTGCAAGCGAACGACAGCGGGATCATATTCAACTCCGGCGGCATCGGGACAGGCGCGTTTGTTCTTGCGCCACATTCCTCGAGCAGCATAGGCCTGCGAATGACGAACAGCGGGACGACGCTCAGTGGGGCATTCACGTTGCCGAGCACGACGGGCCTCTATCTTGGGAGCACGAGCGGCGGCCAGCTGTGGTGGGACGGGTCGGGACTCAACCTGTCCTCGATTGGCTCGGGGGCCTACATGATTGTGAGCGGCGGCCCGGGAGGAACCAGCACGGTCTTTGTGCGGCCGACGCAGGGGTCGACGACCGGCCAAACACTATTCACCAACACGCTAACGACGTTCAATACGCCGCTGACGATCAATGGAAACCAGATAACCCTCTCCAATGGAAGCACGGGAACCCTCAGTATGGGCCCGTCTTCAAACGGATTGATTCAGTGGGATGGTTCAGAAACGGTTTTCTCTTCCACGGCCACTATGTACCTCGAGGGGAGCTCTACTGGCTCGTCGATTGTATTCCAGCCTCAGCGCGGGGCCACCGTGGGATCGTTCACGACGAATGGCCTGGTTATTGGCGCCAGCGGAACAGCAATCGGCACCTGCTATATGGCGTCAGCGAGCGAAACCCCGGGAGCCATCCCTGGTAATAACTGTTCCGACTCTGCCGCGATCACCGTGACTGGCGTTGTGGCCGGTGATGCGTGTGTCGTTGGCGTCCCATCAACCGGAGCCGGAACGGCGATCAGCGCGACTTGCTACGTGAGCGCGGCGAACGCGGTCAAGATCCGCTGGTGCGATTCGAGCGCGAGCGCGAACACCGGCACGAGCGGCACTTACACCGTCCGCACCTTCCACTAGGCCCGGAATCTGTGGCCGTCGGGCGGCACGCTCTGCGGCATGAGCGACACCGACAGCATCGGCCTCTCGCGGCTGGCCTACGTCTTCCACCGCGTGCGCCCGTCGCAGCTGATGCCGCACGTCGACGCGATCAACGCGGCCGCGGTGGAGGCGCAGATCAACACGGTCGACCGCTGGTCGATGTGGCTCGCGCAGCTCGGCCACGAGAGCGAGCAGTTCACGGTTTTCGAGGAGCGCCTGAGCTACAGTGCCGAGGCGCTGCTCAAGACCTGGCCAACGCACTTCGATGCGGCCGCCGCGCAGGGCTACCAGCACCAGCCGGAGCGCATCGCGAATCGCGCCTACGCCGGGCGCCTCGGCAACGGCGACGAGGAGAGCGGGGACGGGTGGAAGTATCGCGGTCGCGGCGCCATCCAGCTCACCGGGTTCAGCAACTACCTCGCCTGCGGCGTCTACCTCGGCGTCGACCTGGTCGGCCATCCCGAGTACGCGGCCGGGCTCGACCGCTTCCGCGTCGCGGCCTGGTTCTGGCGCACGCACGGGCTCAATCACTGGGCGGACACGCGCAACGTCGAGGACGCGACCAAGGCGATCAACGGCGGGCTCAACGGCCTCGCCGAGCGCAAGGAGTTGTTCGAGCGCGCGCAAGACGTGCTCTCGCCGGCGGGAGGTTCGCCGTAATGCAGATCGACATCGCGCACATCGTGCTGATGGCCGCAGCCGGGTTCCTCTCGGTCGTGATGAGCCTTCTCGCGTGGGCGATGAAGGGACTCATTGACGACGCGAAAGGCAAGATCGGCACCCACGACCGGAAGCTCGAGGAGCACGCCGATCGCCTCAATGAGCATGGCCGGAAGATCGCCGTGCTCGAGGTCCGCACCGACTCGCACCAGAGCGCGATCCTCGAGCACCAGCGCGAGCTCAATCACCGCACCTGATCCCCCAACAACCGGAGCACCGTCATGTCCTCGCAGCTCACCACCGGCATTCCCTGGGTCGACCGCGCGCTCGCCATCATCGCGGGCGCGATCACCCTCTGCAGCTTCCTCTCGCACTACATCCCGCCGACCAGCGTCCTCGGGAAGCTGGTCAGCTACATCGCGCTCAATGGCGGGAAGCTGCTCGTCAAGCAGGACCCGGCCAGCCTGCCGGCGCCCAAGGGATTCGCTCGCGTGGGCGCGCTCCTGGCGCTCTGCGCGCTCACTCTCTGTGCCGCCTGCGTGGCCGGCTGGCAGGCCGCCGTGAAGGCGGCGCCGGCCTGCTACGGCCTGACCGCCGCGAACGTCTCCACCATCGTCTCGGAGGGCAAGGCGATCGCGCTCGACGCCGCGCAGTGCGCCACCATCGCGGGCTGCCCGGCTGCGGTCGAGGCGGCGCTGGGGACCTACCTCGCCAACCAGGCGCTCGACGATCAGGCCTATGACTGCGTGACCGAGGCCATCAAGCTCGAGATCAAGTACCCGCACGGCGGCGAGGCACCCTACACGCCCGATGCCGGGCCCGAGGAGGCGCCCAGCGCGCTGCAGGCGGCGGTCGCGATGTCGGCACAGCAGATCACCGCGCTGGAGGGCATCGAGTCGCTGCAGGCCCACGTGCGCGCCGCGCGGGCGCCGCTGAAGCACTGACGGGACGGGGCCCAGAAAGGGCCCAGATAGGCGGTCTTCGACGCGGCCTCTCGAGTGAACACGAGGGACGCGTCAAAACCCGTCCAGAGGGGCCCGCGCCCTCATAATCCGCAGGTACGTGGTTCGAGTCCACGCACCGCCACCATTTTACAAGTCTTTTTCGCAAGGCGACCTGAGCGGGGCCCCAGTTGGGCCCCACTCAGAGTCTCCTCGAGGCACGCCGGCCGGCCTTGACCGTCGGGTGCAGGTAGCGGGCGGCCATGTCCGGGCTGCGCCACCGGGCCATGGCCATCAGCTCCTCGAGCGTCGTGCCGCGCTTGCCGGCGGCGATCGTCGCCGAGCTGTGCCGCGTGACGTGGTGGGCGGTCAGGCCGTCGAAGTCGACGGTGCCGTCGGAGCGCAACTTGACGATCTTCGCGCGGAGGCACGCCCGGCCGAAGATGCCGCCCTGCAGGTCGGGCGTGTTGGCCTGGTGGTAGTCGAACCGGCCGAAGACAGGATCGTCCGGTTGCAGCTTCCCGCGGGCTTTCAGCTCGCCGCGGATCGCGCGCGCGACCTCGGGGTGCAGGTCGATCTCCTCCTGTTCGCCGCTCTTCGCGTGCTCTGCCGGCAGACGGATCACTTGCTCTTTCCAATCCACCCAGCGCAGCGTGAGCGCCTCGAGCTCGCCCTTGCGCAACAACGAATAGAAGAGCGCTCGATATACGCGGGAGGCTCGGTGCTCCTTCATTGACGTGAGCGCGCGCAGGAAGCGATCGCGCTGCCCCGCATCCATCGCCGCGCGGCCGCGCTGCTCCGAGCGCTGGTCCTTGCTCTTCGGTGATTCGATCTCGGGCACGGTCTGCACCACGCCGCGCTCGCGGGCCCAGCGCAGGAAATGTCGCAACGTGTTCGCCAGGTGCGCGATCGATCGCGCGCCAAGCGGACCGCCGGCCGCCTTGTGCAGCGCGCCGCGCGCCTCGAGCCAGGCATCGGTGGTGATCTCCTCAGCCCGCCTCCAGCGAGGAGCGATGTAGCGCATCAGGTCCGTCTTGATACGGCCGTGGTGCCTGCCATCGTGGCCGCGATAGAGCTCTTCTTCGTGCTCGAGGTACTGCGCGATCAGGTCGACGAGCTCGAGCTGCTCGGAGACCGACGCGGGAACTGCACCAGCTCGCCCGCCGGCTTGGCTGGCGTCGATGTAGAGCGCTGCAGCTCGTCGCGCAGCTGCGCCGCGATCTCCTTCCAGCGGGATGCCCGTCGAGGCTTCCCATCGTCTGCCGCTTGGGAGCGTGGCGCGGGCGTACCAGAAGCGCTTGCCGGGCTTGCGACGGAGCTTGATTCCCTCGGGGTGACGCACTCTGGAACCTCGCGATGGGCGCGCTGCCAGGCGCGCAGATCGTCGATCAAGAACGTCACCTTGCCCCCGACGCGCACGATGGGCAACGTCGGACGCACCTGTGCGTCAAACCAAGTCGGGCAGCCGCCGAGGAACGCGGCCGCGCACGCACGGCAGAGACCCTCGGCCTGTCGCAGCCGGCAGGTCCCCGGCTCGTGCACGCGCTTGGCGGCAGCCGAGGTCACGGCACGATCCATTTCACGCACGCGGGCCAGCGCACGCGGATGTCGGTCGCCGGGCCGCCACCAGGAGTCAGAGCGCACTTGTACCAATGCCTAGAGTAGCCGCCGAGATCTTCACGTTTGTGGCCGCAATCGCCGCAGGTGTGACCCGAGGCAGCCAGCAGCGGCAGGCCGTTGTGCGGGTGAACCCCGCGCGCCTGCCTCGCGGCAACCATGGCCTTGCGCGAGGTGGGCCGCTTCTGCTTCTTCATCGCGAGAGCCTGCTCCTCGGTGATCTCGACCCCGAACATGTCTTTCACGGCGCACCCGCCAGCAGGCACGCGATGCACGTCGGCTCGGGCGTGCGCAGCAGGTAGACGTGGCTGCGGCGATGAAACACGGCGCAGATGATGCGGCGGAGGCGGGTCACGGCGTCGCTCCGAGCAGGCGCAGGGCCTCGAATAATGGGCCTCTCACGCACCTCGCAGAGAGGTGCCCGGTCCCTCCCGCCATGCATACGGCCAGTGACCCCCCAATACAGCGCGTCGAGAATGAAACGGATCACGGCTTCACCTCGACGAGCTTGCCGCTCTCGACGCGGTACTTCACGTTCGCCTTGATTCCGTCGATGCCGACCTCTCCCAGGCAGGCGCGGTAGCGGCCGGTGCTGCCGTCCCACCACTTGAGGAGCAGAGATCCGCCGTCGCCCGCCGTCGCCGTGCCGCCGTCGCCCGCCGTCGCCGTGCCGCGGTCGCCCGCCGTCGCCGTGCCGCCTTCGCCCGCCGTCGCCGTGCCGCCGTCGCCCGCCGTCGCCGTGCCGCGGGGGCCCGCCGTCGCGGTGCCGCGGTAGCCCGCCGTCGCCGTGCCGCCGTCGCCCGCCGTCGCCGTGCCGCGGTCGCCCGCCGTCGCCGTGCCGCCGGTGATCGCGCGGCCCTCAGCACCGTGAGCAGCGAGATATTCCGTCGCGCTCTTCTGGTTGCCGCAATGGACGACCACGCACGAGGGGAACTTCACCTTGCCATCGAGGTCGATGATCTTGTCCTTCTCCACCTCGACCACCAGCCAGGCCGCGTCCACAGCCCAGCTCAACACATCCCCGTTGCCCTCGCCCCAGAGCAGGCCGTGCAGGCCGGCGCCGCACTCCTTCGTCGGCTTCCAGTCCGGCGCGCTGATCGGCCCGCTCTTCGGCCAGATGAATCCGCCGTGCGCGGACATATCCGCGGCGCACGTGCGGAGCACGAGCACCTTCCCGGGCGCAAGCGCTGTGGTGGTCTTCTTCTTCGGAGCGAGCTTCTTGGCGGTCTTCTTCGTCTTGGTGGTCATTACCAGCCCTCGGGCAAATCGCAGTTGGTGGGAGCGTCAGCAAAGAGCGGCGCGACTTGCGCCTCGGTGAAGCCGGCGATGCCGCAGCCGATCTTGGTGACCTCGAATCGCAGCTGCGGATTGGCGCGCGCGTAGTCGAGGAAGATAGCGACGTGCTGGGCAAGGAACTCGCGCCCGTGCATCGTGGGAATGGCGTAGCTCTGGCCGTGGTGGCCGATGCCCTCGCCGTACACAGCGCCGCGGTGCTCGAGCGCGAATGCCGCCGCGCCAGCGCCGTGCGCGCCCTGCAGATTGCTGCCGAAGACAAAGACGCGGCCGTCGTTATTGGCGGAAGTCGCCATATCGATTCTCGATTGATTGATTGAAAAGAATCCGGTTCCGGCGCCCGCGTCGGCGATGGGGAGGCGCGTCAGCGGGCGCCGGAACCGAAAGGGTTAGAAGGGCTGCACTGCCGCTCCCCGCTTCGCCGCGCGCTCGGCATTCGCCGCATCCGCCGCGCGGACCTTCTCCTTCATCAACTCCGCGAAGCTGCGCGCGGCGTCGTGACTGAGTGGCTCGCGCGGAGTGCGGTCCTTCCACGGATTGATGAACTTCACCTTGAGCCGGACCTTGCCCTCGTATTCCTCTTCGCCGAGGACGGCCTCGACGTCGGGCGAGGTGTCGACCGAGATCATCGACATGTCGCTGAGGTCGTCGCCGGTCCAGCCGCAGGTGCGCAGCGTCTCGATTGCGCGGTCGAACGCCACCGGCGAGAAATAGACCCACGCGCTGCGCTCGACATGGCTCAGCTCCGAGCCGTCGTAGAACGCGAGGACGATTTCGCACGAGTCTTTGCCCGTGCTCGTCTTCCTGAGAATCGCCGACACCGGCTTCGCCTTGAACACTCCTTCGGTCAGTTTCACTTGGTCTTCTCCCTGTGCTTCGTGATTGCTTCGGTGGTCTTCGAGAGGAAGGCGCCGACGTCGCGCAGGCGACCGAACACCTCCTTCTTCCGCTCCGCGTGCCCGTGCTTCGCGATGGCGCGCTCGATCGCGGCCTTGCTCGTCTTCGCCTCAATGGCGTCCGCCGCGACCTGGCTGCCCAGCTCAAGCAGCACCGGCCATGCGACGCTCGCGTCGACCTGCTCGCGGGTCGTCGAGACGGGGCCGAACACCTGGCCGTCAGGCAGGGCGATCGGGTTCTCGCGCGCGTAGGCATAGAGCTGCGCGCGGATGGTCTTCATCGCCTCCTCTGCCGCCTCATAGGCGGCGAGGGCCTGCGCGGGCGCCTCGCCGAGCAGCGCCTCGAACTTCTGCGAGAGGCCGCCAGGTGTGCGCAGCTGCACCAGGGCGCTGACCTTGGCCGGGCACGCGAGCTTCGCCGGGCACCAGCGGCAGTGCTCGCCCTCGACGACGTTGGGCGTGCCGCCAGCGCGGACGATGCGCTGCGCGGTGCGGACGTGCTTCAGGATTTCGCGCAGCTCGGACTCGATGCCGGCCAGGTCGAACGCATCTAGCTCGTGTTCGTTGTCGATGAACTCGCCCGACTCGGTGATCTTGCGAATGCGCACCAGCACCGCGGAGACGTCCGCGACCTTCGCCACGCACATCGCCAGCGCGCCGAGCTGCAGGTTCGTGCGCGCTGGCTCGACGTCGAGGAATCCGGCCTTGTAGTCGGTCACCTCTGCGCGGGCGGCGTTGCAGTCGATGCCGACCAGGTCGGCAGTGCCGGCGATCTCGCCCTCCTCGAGCTTGTAGTCGCGGCCGATGTCCTCGCCGAGCACGCGCACCGCGCCCGTCTCGTAGTTCCATGCGAACGCCATCTCCGCAGTGCCGGGCGACACCTCCGGCAGCGCCGCGCAGAGGTCACGCCACTCGAGCGGCACAGCCGCGAGCGCGTCCGCCTTCAACGCGCCCTGGCTCCGCTTGCAGAGGTAAGCGTGGATTGCGTTGCCGCGATCGGCGTGCTCGCTCGGCGGCGAGAACACCTGCGGCAACGCCTCAGACGCCGCGCACGCGCGCAGACGCGCGAGCTTAGAGAAGGTGATGCTCACGGCGCACTCCGGAGCGTCAGCTTCTCGAGCCAGTAGGTAGTGCCCGTGTAGTCACACTGGATGCTGTCGTCTTCCGACTTGGCCGCCTCCAGCGCCTTCGTCCACCAAGTGTGCGCGGGGGTGCCGACGTCATCGTATTGGCCGTCTCGCACTTCAAAAACCGCCGCCGCGAGCTCGGTGCAGCGCCTAACGCAATGCTCTGCTTCGCCTTCGTCCTCGTAAGCGCGCACCCGCCACTCGTTGGCGTCGCTGTACTCGCCGGTTCGGCCGCACACCAAGTAGACAATGCGCGTGCTCATGCCGCCCTCGAGGCGACGGCGTTGTTTCGCTGCGTGTAGAGCGCGAGGAGCTGCTTGCGCTCGGCCGCGTCGACCTTGCCGCTCTTCACCGCAGCCGCGATCTTGTCGACCACCTTGTCGAGCGCCGGCTTGTCGTCAGCCGCGCTCAGCTCCTTTGCGAGGATGACCGCGTCGCGCTCAGCGGTCGCCGACTGACTCTCCCCAGTCTTGCTCGCAGGCGCAGTCGCTTCCGGCGCCGCGGCAGAACGGACAGACGGGCTCGCCGTAGTCGTGGTCGCCGGAGCCGCCTCTGATGCCGGCGTGGCTGTCGACACGATCACGGCCTCGCCGCTCTCCAGCCAGACACGCAGCACCGCGCCGAGCTGCTCGGTGATGAGCGGGATCACCTGCTCGTCGAGGAGCTTGCAGCGCGTCTTGCTGACCACCGCCTTGTGGTCGGCGTTGAGCGTGAGGCAGACGTCGTACTCGTACTCGGCGCCCTCGCGCGCGACCGGCGCCATGCCGATCTTGCGCGGCACCTTCTGGCCCTTCTCGTTCTCCTCGAGCACGTACTCAGACTTGCTTCTCATCGTCGTGATGACGTGCGCCTTGCTCTTCAAGATCGCGTCGACGAGCGCGTTGTGCTCGGGCGTCGCCGCGCGCCAGCCCTCGTTGAATGCGTTCTTGGAGCGGCTCGCTTCCGTCTTGCGGTCGACGAGCTCGAGCGTGCCGCGCCAGGCGTGCGAGAGGCTGTCGACGATGATGACGTCGAAGCCGGCCTCCTCCGCGTCATGGATGCCGCTCGTGAACTCGCGCGGCCGCATGTCGCCCGTGAGCGGCGCCACCTCGTAGCCTCCGGCGATCTCCGCGGCGTAGAGGCTCGCGCTGTTGTTCTCGGTATCGAGCACCGCGATGCGGCCGGTGGGCGACAGGCCGCGCGCGATGCGCAGCGCGCCGAGCGTCTTCCCGCTGCCGCTGATGCCGTCGATGTTGAGCCGGAGCTTCTTCTGCTGACGAGCAGCCTTCTTGAACTGGAGTGCCATTGTTCGCCTCTGGGTTTTGGTTGGAAGGGATTGGGTTCAGCGCACGAGCGCCAGGCGCGGGAGCTTCCCGGCGCACGCGACGCGCGGCTGCGGACGACCGAGGAGGTTCGCAAGCGAGATCCACGGCACCGACGCCTCAAGCTGACGCTCGAGCGGGAGCTGATCGACGATCGGCTGCAGCACCGCGCCGAGCTGCTCGACCAGCGCAGCCGCACGCGCCTCGCGCTGCTCCAGTTCGGCTACGCGAGCCTCGAGCCGGTTCGCGCGCTCAAGCGCATCCGCGCGACCGATGCGCAGGTCCGTGATGATGAGGTCCTTCTCGGCGAGCGCGATGCGCTGGGCGAGGATGGTCGTCTCGGGCGCGGTGAGTTCCTGCTTGCGCGGCACCGCCGCGTCGACCGGGATGTCGCCGCAGTCGTCGCAGGTCCAGCGGCCGCCGCAGATCTGCATCTCATCCAGCGGGCGGACCTGCGCGCACTCGGCGCACTGCCGCGTTTCGACGGCGCTCACGCCGCCACCGCCTGTGGATCCAGCGCAGCCAGCTTCGCGCGCGCCTCAAGCAGCGCGGCCTCGCGCTTCGCGGCGTGCAGACGGGCGTTGCGCAGCGCCTCCTCGGCGTCGCTCACGGCCTGGCGCGCGTACCGCGCCTCCTCGAGGTTGAAGTCGAGGGAATCGAGCGCCGCGGTGTACGCGCGCAGCTTGTCGGCCAGCAGGAAGGTCCGCATGGCTACGCGGCCTCGTCGACGGCGCCGTGCTCGCGCTCATCCGCGCAGTCGTCGCAGATCCAAACCGGCGCCCCGCTCGCGCGGGTCTGCAGCTCGCCGTCGATCTGCATCTGCTGCATGTCCGTCACGAACAGCAGCGCGCGGCAGTCGTCGCAACGAGCGCTCTCGCGGTCGTCGTCGTAATCTACGTCGTCAGTCTCGAAGTCCATGTTCGCCTTCCCCATGCGCCGTGAAGTGGCGCCCTGAAAGCGAGATGGAATGTAGCAAAAGACGAACGGTCTGGCAAGTGCAGAATGTTCTATTTTTTGCAACATGGCTTTGGGGTTGATCTTTTTTCTGGGTCGCGGCACCTTTGCGGCCCACCGGGAGGGGACGACGATGCGGAACGCGTGCGCGTTGATAGTGGCGATGCTGGTTGTTTCGTGTGCGGGGTTGTTGCCGCGAACGATGCCCTCTGAAGCGCGAGTCGACACTGGCGCTCTACGTGTTCGCGATGGTGCGTGCGTTCAGGCCACCGCAGCAGCCGGCGCTCTGTTGCCGACCAAGATCGTCACCTGTGCTACGAGCGGCATGCCTGGAATGCTCCACGACGATGGCGTTATCCCGCTCGTTCATTCGCACTTCTCGAGTCGCACATTTGGATTCGCAAACCCGGGAAGCTGG